CGGACTGTCAATGACAGAGAGCGCGACATATCAAGTTCTTTCGGAAATTGACTCTATAACGGAGAGCCTTACTCCCAATGAAGATATAGACGAAGGTAAGTTTATACTTATCAATGACGGCGAAAAAGTAAAAGTCGCACGAGGTGTAAATTCGCTACACATCTTAAGCGGTGACAAGACCGAAGATATGAAGAAAATCAAAATTATTGAGGGTATGGACTTAATGCGTGACGATATTCGTTCTGCATTTGAGAATAACTATATCGGAATTAATAACAGCTATGACAATAAGGTTATGTTTGTAGCTGCTATTAATCAGTATTTTGACGGACTTGTAAGAGAAGGCGTACTGTACGGTGATGCGGAAAATACAGCGGATATAGATGTTAATGCACAGCGTGACTGGCTTGCACAAAAATATGATATATCCGAGTACAGTGATGAACAGATTCGTAAGGCGAAGACGGGCAGTTATGTTTTTGTAACGGCGGATATAACATTCTGTGATGCAATAGAGGATTTGAAATTTTCTATAAATATGGAGTAAGGGAGGCAGTAAACAATGGCAGGAGAAAGAAAGCTTCCCGCTGTCGGAAAAGTAATCAGCGGTACGCACGGCTATTTTTGGTGGAACAACAGTATTTGTTATGAAATAACTTCATTTGAAGCAAAAATCAAAACAAACCGTGAAACGATAAACTTTTCGGGGCAAATGTGGGACGACAGTAAACTGATGGGTGTGTCCGGTACTTGGACAGCGAAAATAAAAAAGATTTATTCAAGAGGCAAAACGTATGCGGAGAAACTTTCAGCGGGTATTGACGAGCGATTGTCGCTTATATCAAAATTGGAGGACCCCGATAACGGCGGTATAGAAAGAGTACAGCTTATGTCATGCTGGCTTGATGAACTTACACTTCAGGCATTTGAGAACGGAAAAATTACCGAAGATGAATTTTCGGGCGGATTTGTCGGATTTAAGTATCTTGATACAATCGCTGACCCGTGTGTATAAAAAGATTGTATTTTTAATGATGGGGACACTAAAAAATGACGGCTATACAGCTGGTTTTTTATTAAGAAAAAAGGAAGGGACACTAAAATGAATAAGGCTACAAAATTAACATTAGCAGAACTTTTACGACGTAAGGAGCAGATGATTGCGTCAAAGACAATTAAAAAGACAATGGATTTATATATCAAGTCCATTGATTCGGTTATAACGATTGAAGAACCAGACGGAGCACTTTGCCGTGATGCAAATGATATGGAGGCAGGTGAGGGTGATAAATATATGTGCTATGAATGTATTAAAGAACCTGACATTAAGTCGAAGGAAGTACAGGACGCATTCGGCTATGCAGTGCCTATGGATATTGTTGAAATTATATTTGCACCGGGCGAAATACCGCAGATTGCGATTGAGTGTATGAAACTTGCCGGATATATGGGCGGTGTGGAAGCCGTAAAAAACTAATACAGACAGACGGTGATCTGCAGCTTATTCATTTCTATCTTCAAAAGGGATTTGATTGGGACAGGCTTGCAAGGTTATCACTGTCTGAAAAAATATTTTTAAAGGCGAGTATGGAGCTTGCTGTGGAAGAGGAGACGGAGAAGTATAAGGCGTTATTGGGGAGTGGGTGACGTAAAATTTGGCTCGTAATATAGGTGCAACTTTAAGCCTTAATAACGGTAATTTTTTCGTCAATATGAAGTCCGCTGTCAATGCGAGCAATAACCTTAGAAACAGTTTAAACGGTACAACGTCGGGAATGAAAAACTTCGGAAATCAGTCTTCCGGAGTAGGCGGGGTTATAACCTCGTTGGCATCTAAGGTGGCAGTAGCCGTAGGAGCGTTTGTCGGTGTACGTCAAGCGATAGACTTCGGCAAAGATGTAGTGAATACCGGCAGAGAGTTTGAACAGGGAATGGCAAACGTATCCGCAATCTCGGGGGCAACAGGTGCAGAACTGACCGCACTTTCCGAGAAAGCAAAGGAAATGGGTGCTAAAACCAAATTTTCTGCAATAGAAGCGTCAGAGGCTATGTCATATATGGGTATGGCTGGCTGGAATTCATCGCAGATGATTGACGGTATTGCGGGAATAATGAACCTTGCCGCTGCGAGCGGTGAGGAATTAGCCGGTGTATCTGATATTGTAACCGATGCTTTGACCGCTTTCGGACTGAAAGCAAGTGACAGCGGTGAGTTCGCTGATGTTTTGGCGGTTGCATCGTCAAAGTCAAATACAAATGTATCTTTGCTCGGCGAGTCCTTTAAAAATGTTGCGGCAACTGCGGGTGCAATGGGATATTCAATGAAAGATACCACCACAGCACTCGGTCTGATGGCAAATGCCGGAGTTAAAGGTTCGGACGCAGGTACTTCTCTGAGAGGTGTTATGACAAGGTTGGCGAAACCTACCAAAGAAGTAGATGCGGCTATGTCGGCTTTGGGGATTTCTGCAGTAAATACGGACGGCAGTATGAAACCTTTATCTGTGCTTATTCCTGAACTTCAGACACGCTTCTCAACACTTACCGATGCTCAAAAAGGTCAGTATGCAACAATGATTGCCGGAAAAAATGCACTGTCGGGATTTCTGTCAATCGTGAATGCAAGTCCTGATGATTTTTACTCATTGTCTGACGCTATAAATAATTCGGAAGGTGCGGCTTTAAAAATGGCTGACACTATGAATGACACGGTAAGCGGTAAACTCACACTGTTAAAGTCGCAGTTCGAGGGTGTGAAAATTGCGATATTTGATGCACTCGGTTCATCGCAGTTTAAAGGCGTTCTTCAGTCTATGTCTGACGGACTCGGTGCATTAACTCCCGCTATTTCTTATGTTACTGTTGCAATAGGAAACGGATTATTTTCTGCAATTCAGACAATTTATAATACTGCAAGCACGGTATTTAACGCTGTAAAGAATGCAATTCAAAATAATCAGCCGGCAATAGAACGACTGCATAATGCGTTTGATAATGTCAGGAATAGCATTGTAAATGCATTCAGTGGCAATGGTACTGCATTAATTCAGGCACTTGCAAATGTAGTAGTACCGAATTTGTGCAATTCACTTGCGGCAGTGATGAATATAGCTTCAGGTGTAATATCCGCTGCAAGCACACTTTCACCTGTGATTGCCGGAATTGCCGGAGCGGTAACCGCATATAAAATTGCCGTTGCGGCTGCAAATGTAGTTGATGGGATAAGAAACGGACTAATTGCATTTTCTGCTGTCATGACAGGAACGCAGGCTGCTGCTTTTGCACCGCTTACAACTGCGACTATCGCTCAAATTGCCGCAACTCAGGCACTTAATGTGGTGACGGGAGTGTTCGGTGCAATAATGACGTTTGTCACATCACCGATAGGTCTTGTTGTTATTGCTATCGGTGCGGTTATTGCGGTGGGTGTTCTGCTCTTTAAACATTGGGACAAGGTAAAGGAAACAGCGAAAAATCTCTGGAACGGTATAAAGAATGTGTTCAACGGGATAAAAGATACAGTTTCAAATGCTTGGGGCAAAGTCAAGGAAACTGCAGCAAATGTTTGGGACGGTATTAAAAATACGGTATCAACAAAACTGAATAACATCAAGAATGCCTATCAGGAACACGGCGGAGGAATAAAAGGTGCAGTCGCCGGTACTATGACAGCAATAAAAGAATATTACAAGACCGGCTATGATGCAATAAACTCTCTTACAGGCGGAAAACTCGGACAGGTTGTCGAGAGTGTAAAAACAAAACTTTCTCCTATGCTGAATACTGTCAAAGAAAAATTATCAGGCATAAAAGATGTATTTGGCAGTGCCTTTTCAAAAGCCTTTGAATTTGTGAGAAATTCATATAATGAAGGTGCTTTGAAACCGATAGTGGATAAATGCATAAGTGCATTTAACGGAATAAAGACAAAAATCAGTGAGAAGTTTAACGGGATTAAAGAAACTGTCGGAGAAAAGTTATCGTCAATCGGTGATGTCGCAAACGGAATAAAGAACAAAGTTGCGGAGAAATTTACTTCGATAAAAACCGCAATTACTGAGCACAGCACTTGCTCCGGTTAAAAATGTAATTTCCGAGATTGTAAATGACATCAAAGCAACTGTCAGAAAAGTTATTGACGGCATTAAAAATCAAGTATCCGATACCGTCTTAAATATACAAACGGTAATATCGAATATTATAGGCGGAATAAAGCAGAATTTTCAAATGTTCTTTGATAACATAAAGTCTGTTTTTGAAAATATAAAAACGGCGGTGGCAGGAATATTTGAAGGCATTAAAACAACAATATCCGGTGTGTTCCAAGTGATAGTCGGTATATTTACATTGAACACAGAAACTATAAAAAACGGTGTGCAGAATGTGATAAGCGGAATTACATTAATAATTGACGGTGCGAAGAATGTTATAATAAATATTTGGAATATGATAACATTATCCGCAGGACTTGCTTTTGACAATATAAAGACGGTTGTAACGAATGTTACAGAAGGAATTAAAACAGTAATAGACAGTATAAGAACAACATTTCAGAATGTGTTTAATTCAGTCAAAAACACGGTGTCAGGCGTCTTTAATTCAATAAAGAGTATAATAAGCAATGTATGGAACGGGATAAAAGGTATTATTAAAACTCCACATATTGTGCAGACGGGAACTATCAGTATTGCCGGTATCAATACACCGATACCGAAATTAGGCATACAATGGTACGCAAAAGGCGGTATTATGACACGTCCTACAATGTTCGGTATGAACGGTGGTTTCCCTATGGTCGGAGGTGAATCCGGAGCAGAGGCAATTCTTCCGCTCGACAGATTTTGGAACACACTGCAGAACTATATGAAACCGGTGTCTGCAAATGAGAAACCAAGCATAATAAACCAGATAAATGTTACTGTGTATTCAAACGGTGAAGATGATGATACTTTGGCAAATAAGGTGGCAAAAAGAATTGTTGAAGTGTTGGAGAATATGTGATTTTTGTGGCTGTCAACTCCTGACGGCTTTTTTCTTTGCAGTTTTTTAGGTCGGAGGTGCGAATTTGGATATATATTTGAGCGTAAATAA